GTGCGGTTGAGCTCGTTCAAAATACTCACTGTCTTAAATGACAGCAACCCTTTCGGATTATCCTCGCGTCTGAAGTAGAAGATACCCTGTGTACCGCTAGCTTGCTCAAATCGCTTGACAAATTTGTTCAAGCCCTCTTTAGTATATTGCAGAGAGTACTTATCTAAAGAATACACATATTCAACCAATTGACGAAATAGCGGATGGTTCTTACAGTTTTCAAGAATACAAATAGTACGTATACTGAAATAGTCTTGACCTTTAATATCGTCTGATTCCGCAAAATCGGTAAATCGCTCTGGGTACACTATCCTGTTTAAAGCTCGGTATGTAGGATAGATACCACCAATGATTCCAGAGTCTTGCCGGTAGTCCGGGTGAAATAATTGTTGTAAGTATACTAGAAAATCGTCACTGATATATGACTTATCATCATTGACCTGAAGTCCAAAAGACCGGAAGTAATCTTTTAAACCTTCTGGATCTTCAACAGCATAGGCTCCGTCATCGCCTTGAATGTCGAAGAGATTTTCATTTAGCCCAAATGATTTGGCTATCAAATATTGACAGATACTATCGACCTCATTAGTGAAGGTGCTACCTGATGGTACTCCATGGGCTCCAGAAAGGACGCCGTCCGGTGTAACTAAACCAATCGTGTTAAAACGCTGTGCTATGTAGTCTAGCTCTGCTTCAACAGAGGGTTGAAACAATCCTTTGATATAGTCAAAAGCTGCCATCTGTAGTGTTTGTTTTAAAGTTTGATCGTATGCACTAAAATCTATACTAAGTAATTTAGTGTTATTTTCTAAAGAATAATCAATTAATGCCGTCATTTTACGATCGACATCATCGGGAGAGAGTAAACTATTTCTCCAACCTTGCCGCTTCTGATAGTCCAGTAATGGTGCGTAAAACCGCATCTCATTGAGAGTGTCAGCCATAGGGTATCCCCATACCGTACGCGTTTTACCACCTTCTTGTGTTCTCGTGAACATAATACACGGATCTTTTCTTTGTAGTAACGTGGTTAGATCTTTACCATAAACTTCCTTGACGTTTCTTTTATCTGTATAGAAAGGAAGTCCTGAATTAGTGTTGTTCTTTAAAAGCATGAGGCTATTTTGTATATCTTTAGGGCGAAGATTCCGGCGCGCGCTCTTCGCTACTTTAGGAGGTGTAACTTTCAGTTCGTCACTGAAATATTCATAAACGCCGGCTTTCCGATCTACCCACGGCAATGCAATTGAACGTGGACCAAATTTAGACCTATTGGAAACCTCCAAACCATTTAACACGTCATTAACGCGAGAAATATTTTGCTTGTAAATATTATCCCATTCTGACAAAATGGTATCTGAGTCCTTGCGTATAAGGTATGGCGTCTCTAAAACTTGGGACTTACCTGACTCAATTCCCGCCAAATTTGAGGATACTCTCGTAACAACATCCTCAGATAAATCAAGCTCTTTCAGAAAATTGTATTTGATCATATGCTGAAATTAGAATGT